CCATACAAACAAGTCCATTCCGCACAATAAGTAATGCCTTCGTTTCGTGCATGAAGACAACCTCCTTTCACATTGTGTTAGGAATTTATATTAAATTTATTTCTTCGATTTCCGCTCTCACTTCAAGGCAATGTAAATAATTACCCATATGAGATTGCTGAGTTCTTAATAACTCTAAACTACATTTAGGTTCAAAGTTTAATGTTCCTGCTTCATATTTTGTTGTCATTGCTTTTAGCTTTTCGTATCTTATTTTTGTTTGCATATATTCCGCTTTAAATCTTTCTTTATAATCTTCACTATTCATTAATTCTACAGTATCTTTTAATTCCATATTTACCTCTTCCTTTCTATTCTTCAATCTTGATACATCTATTTTCAAATTTCTTATAGGCGTCAAAGTACAATTCTTTTTTATCTCCGTTATATGTAAGTTCATAATACATTCCATCAAATAAAGTTGTGCTTAATAAAGCCTTATTATTTTGTAATGTTTTGCATGACCATACGACAAACACATCAAATTCTGGCATTACATCACTTTTATCCAAATGCTCCTGTGCATATTCTTTCACTAATTTTTTACATTCATCTATAAATTTTTTGCTATCCATTTCCATTCTCCTTTTCATTTAATTTTGAGATTACAATAAGCAATTTATATTTTTAAACTTCTATTAAATCTCCTATTTTGCACTTAAATATTTTGCATAATGTTTCCAACTCTTCTACTTTAATTTCAATTACGTCACCTTTATAAAAAGCATTTATTCTTTTATAATTCCAATTTGTTAATTGCTGTAATTTATAACGACTCATTTGACTACTTTCTAATTGTTCTTTGATTTTAAACTTCATTTTTTATCCTTTCCGCTTATCGTAATCTCAGAGTCATTATAAATTAGTAAACATTTTTAATCATAAAATCCTAACCTATCATGAATTACAAGTGTTCTTAACAAATCATAAGATAAATTAAGATTCCCATTTTCATCACCTTTTAAAACTTCTAAATTCATAAGTTTTTCAATCGTAGTTTTTCCCCATTCTGGGACCTCTGCTAAATTATTATATCTAGGCATATCTTCTTCCTCCTCGCTTAAATATTTTTCAAAATTAATGCTCCAAGGTTTAGGCAAAACAAAAAGACCATGACCTGTTCTAACGTCATGACCTTCTTTATCTAAATCTGTTAAATTATCATGTATAAAATTTAATAACTCTTCATTGTTCATTGTTCTTCCAGTACGCATCAAATACCAACATTGTACCAAAGCGCACATACCAGCGAATAAAGGAGCAGCACAACTAGTTCCACTAAACTTACCGTCGCTTAATTCAAGATCTGTTAAACTCATATAATCAATATCTTCAGTTATGCTTGAATAATATGTTCTTTTTGGTTCGCCATTACTTAATATACAAGCGCCTATACTAATGAAATAATCATTTTTACTAAGAGCGCATTGACCTTCGTCTGAATCATTTCCTACTGAACACACTAAGAATCTATCTTGATAGAATAGCTCTTTCGCTTTATTTTGGTTTTTAGGAAAAGTATCAGAGTTAAAAGATAAAGATGATGTATAAATATTAAAAGGAGATAAATCCTCAATGTCGTCCTTATAATCTACATCAAATAATATAGTAGCCTCTGGTGCAACCATTCGTAACACCTCTGCTACTTTTCCACCATGTTCTGTCTTTTCGCTTTCCCTTGAAGCAATCGTAATTCCTTTGCCTTTGTATCCTTGTCGCCAAAAATCCATTATTCCTAAAAATTCTAATAAATCATAGTTATCTATGTAATTTATTGGTCCTTCTTCGTTTTTTATTCCTAAATATTCGGATACATCGATGTGGTCATCAATATCATAAGGAGATTTTCTTAACTCTAAATGTAAATGAACGCCAGTTGAATTACCTGACGTTCCTTCAATTCCAATAACTTGTCCTTCTTCAATTGTATCTCCTGGTTTAACTAAAACTTTTTCTAAATGGCAATATAATGCTCTAAAACCATCTTCTTGTTGAACTGATATATAATTTCCAAAACCGTCTTTATCATAATGTGTAACGCGAACCACTCCGCTTCTGATAGCTTTCACGTTTCTGTCTCCTGACGTAGAAATCATGTCTATTCCTTTATGCAGTTTTTTATCAGAACGAACAACTCCATATTCTGATGTTACCTTACAATTATTTAGGGGTAGAATCATTAGAATCTACCTCCTTCTTTTTTGTACTCTGTGTTCCAAAATAAAAAGCTATGATGGTTGTATAAGTCATCATAACTTGTTCACCTGAAATAATTCCTTTCATAGATAATTTATAAACCAGTACAGTAAATAAGAGTGTTATTAGACTTTTTACATCTATCAATTTTGAAATTTTTTGCCATAATTCTTTCATTACACTTCACCCCTTTAAACCTAATTGTAAAGCTATATATCCTAATAATGCTGCCAAGACAAAATAAAAAAGATAATCAATGAGTTTATCCCACTTCTTACCTTTCTCTTCAACTTTTGCACTAATCTTTGTATCAATTTTTTCCACTGCTTTTTCAACCTTTGTAACAGCACCTTCTACATTCTCTATTCTGCAATCCATTTTTTGCATTAACGAATATGTATCTTCCAATTTTTCAATTCTTTCCTCGTGATTTTTTAATTGTTCGCATACTTGTCCATTCCTTATATCACAGATTTTTTCATCCATTATTCAGCCTCCTAACGTAACAATATTTTTATATGTGTTTCATCAATTCTGCTCATTACGTAAAAGCCTTTGTTTTCGTCTAATTCTTTTGTCGCAACTGCTTCATCGTTAGGATAACAATATCCTCCAGCTTCACAAGTACCATCGTCAATTACGATTAATTTTCCAAGCAGTCCAAAATAATCATATTCTTGACGTTCCTCTCTTCTCACATATTCTTTAGTATCATCATAATCATCTGCTAAAATCCATTCTACAGAATCGCAAGCTTTAGTTAGTAATTTTCCATTTTCGTCATATTCTGCTTCATGATGTACGACTTGAGTAAGTTTTCTTCCGAAAATATCTGTTTTATATTTGCCACACCAATCTTCCGAGTAATTATCTCCAACAACTGCTGGGTCTGCAGATACTACCCCAATTCTACTTCTTACATCTTTAGAATTAGCAAATCGCATCTTCTCACCTTCCATACAAACAAATCTTCCGACTCTGTCTTCATTGTTAGAATTACCATCAGCCCATTCGGTTATCTCGGCATAATCAGCTCCGCTTGAATTAAATGAACTTGATCCATAAGCAGCCCCGGCATAAGACACACGAAAGGCGTTTGATTTCGACGATGATTTCCCATTGCCAATTATAAAAGCATCCCCAGCAGTGCCAGATTGTCCTCCTTCTGCAGGTGCCTTATTGTGATGCCCAATCGAGAAATTTGCTTTATTTGCTGTTGTATAACATCCTCCTGCGTATGAATAGTCACCACTAGCTGTTGTACCCCAACCAGAAGCATGAGAATACATCCCACTAGCTGTTGTACCACATCCTTCCGCGTGTGAATAGTCACCACTAGCGGTCGATTCATAGTTTTCTGCATGAGACGCAGCACCACTAGCTGTTGTACCCCAACCAGAAGCATGAGACATCGCTCCACTAGCTGTTGTACTACTCCCTTGAGAAAATGAATTTTGACCACTTGCTATCGGGTTTGAATCACTCCCATAATATGCACCACCTTGCGCATATGAGTTTGCCCCAACTGCACTCCCACTTGCTCTACTTCCTATTGTAATTGCTGTAGTTGTTAATGCTCCTGTCATAATATCTCCAGTTTTATTCACATAACCAGTATGTGTATGATTTGTCGGCTTAAAGCTAGTTGGTACATCGATTAAATCGTTATAAGAACCTGAAAAAGCCACTGCTTTTAAATCTGTAAAAAACTTTTTGATTTTTCCAAAGATAGTTTTTATGCTTTCAGATGAATTTATATTTTCTCTAGTTTCTACTTCTTCAAAAATAGCCGTTGTTTCACTTACATCACCTTTTTGGGTTAAATACACTAATGATTCGTCAATCACTGCAGAAATACTTTCTACATCTGAAACTTGAATTTCTACATCTAAATATTCTTCGATTACTCTTCCAGTATTACTATCTATATAGTCTGCTGTTTCTCCAGCATTTGCATACATGTATAGCACTTCTTCAGATGTATCTGGATCTTCAGCATAAATTCCTAATTCTCTAAAATAAAAGCCTTCTACTAATTCAGCATTAGTAAAAGACATACCCAAAACAACTTTATTACTTTTTATTTCTAGTTTTCTTATATCTGCAGATAATTTTTCACTAATCAGATTAGTTAATGTTTGAATGGCTTGTCCATTTAGTTCGCCATCGCCTAGTACGAATCTAGTAAACTTTAATTGTTGACCACCTTGTGCTTTATATAACAAAGCTTGACCTACATTAGTTAAATAGAATCTCATTTAATTAGCACCTCCGAGTTTTACAAACTTTCCTACATGAATTACTCCACCAACAAATAAGTTAGCAGTTTCTGTTCTGAATAAATTAACTGTTATTATTAAATTAGCCGGTAGTTGTTGTCTTAAATCATTTTTCATAACTGTAGCAACATCAGGAAATATATGTGATATTTGAATTGTTATTGAGTAGTTTTCTGAATCTAAAGTAATCTTGTAATTGCCATCACCAACTAAAGCTCTTAATTTATTATTTAACCACTTCATATTGAATGGCAATTGATTTACTAGTTTAGATTTTATTTTAAATCTACGCTCTTCAATATTTTCTGTGGTTTTAATTACATTTAATATTTTTTCATATCTGTCTAAACCATAACTACTTGCTGTTTCTACAGAAACTTCTCGAATTATTTCTTCTATTTTTGTTTCTAGATTTTCTAACTCGATTTCTTCAGTATCGCAAATTTCTTTATAGTCTTTTATCTCTCTCAAGAATGGTGGTAAATGATTAATTAAATTACGCATTTAATACCACCTCGCTCAATAAAGGTATTTGTTCATTAGTTAAAATCAAATTACTCGTAGAACCATTTATAGTTGTTTCAGTTATATCCACAACACCATTCACATCTAACATTCGACTTTCGATATGAGCAATTCTGATTGTAAGTGTATTAGAATCTTCCCATTCTTTTTTTACTTCTGTCAAATAGTTATTAATTGCTGTTTCTATTGCTGTTTTTACTACACTAATTTCAAATCCTTCTTCTAAAGTAACAGTAGTGTTAACAGTAATTTCGAAATTTTCAGCAGCAACAGTTGTAACTATATGACCAACAGGAGCAATTCCATCACCATCATGACCAACAGCATTTTGAACATTTTCAATTAAAACATCAGATGCTGAATTGTATGAATCATCTAAAATAACTAATTTTACTGTTCCACCGCCATTCCAAACTGGAATAACTTTAACAGCTCCGACGCCATCAATTTCTTTTACTTTCTCTTTATAATCTGCTATATTGCCACCAAATGCAACCGAATTTACTGAAGTGTAAAAACGCTCTCTTAATTCTTCATCTGTCTCTTCATCAACTGCAGGAATCAAAACATCAGTTAATTCTGCAACCGATAATCCTGCAATATAATCTATAGGTAATAAATTACCGCTTTGTACATTTCCTATTTTTCCTGCTGTTTCACATTGCATTTGATAAATTCCTGTAGATATCTTTTCATACACCGAATAAATAATTGTATTTATGCTGAATCGCTTTCCAATTTCAACATCAATTAATTGATTATTAACATCATAAAATATTCCTTTTTTTACAGCGTGTGTTGCTTCATTTCTTGCAATTCCAAATTGCTTAGTTAAATTATCTAAATATGTGCTACCAGCTGTGTCTATAAATATCTCATTAACTGTGCTACTTAAATTTTTATACATTTCTGCTAACTCTATTGCTGCTGGTGCTATCGCGTTATATATAACTGAACCTTCTCGTTTATCAATATCATCGCTAATATTGTCTAGCATTTTATTTAAAATATATTCATATGTGTATTCTTTAAACATTTATACACCTACTTCCTTTTCAACATTTAGTGTAGAACCATAACTTGTTAAAACATCAAAAGAAATTAACATACTATCTGAAGTAATTTTTTCCGTTGAGTAGTTCTGAATCTCTATAAATCTATCATCAGCAAGTATTGCTTCTTTAACATATCTTTCTATTTCCGATTTTGCTAAATCATAATCTAATCCTATGGCACTATTTAATTCAGAACCATAATTATGCGAATAAATAATATGCTCGTATCGAATTGTATTTAAAATAAAATAGATGGCTTGTTTTAATGCTTCCAAGTCATCTATTTTTTCTACTATTCTGTTTTTTTCAAAATCTATTTTAAATGTTTTATTAGTCATCTCAATAGTAGATATTTCATTACTAATTTGAGATAACGATGTTGTTTGTGGTGTCATTTTTATCCCACCTTATCTAATATAATAAACTCTTGTCCACCCTGAACTTGAGCAAGAATCACCTTGTCATTTATTTTTAAAGAATTATATATTATTATAGTTTTCTTACCTTTTATAGCATGATTATGTGATACATTAGTATTTTGAACTTCAGATATTATTGATTTACTTTCATAATCACCAGAACTATTATATTTATCATTAAAATGCACATCATGAGTATGAGATATATCTGTCTTTTCTGTATGCCAGTCAACTTCAATATTTATCTTATGATCTGTTAATGATTCTGGAACTAATAAAAACTCTTTTGTAAGAATTAAATTTGTATCTAATTTTATTTCTAATGGAGAAATTGATATTACTGTGCCATAATAAAAAGAAGTAGGTTTTTTGCTCTGTACAGCTTTAACAGCTATTTCTTTTATTAGATTTAATAAATCATTATTTTGTGTTTTACTCATAATATCACCATCCTAATCCGCAACATATAAAGTTAAATCCATGTTGTGAACATTTCCATTTTCAAAAGTATGTTTCACTTCATTGATAACAAAATATTGTTTCAAATTTAATTCATCAACTATTATTGCAACACTTTCTCCTGCTCTTACAAATTCGCCAATACTTTTTATTGTAAAAGTCTTTTTTTCTCTACCTTTTAATGCATACAAAGTATCTAATTGTTTTTGAATTTGTGCATCATTTAATCCTTTATCAACAACATCAAAATATTGAAGCATTCCCCACTTGTTTATATGTTCACTGTTTTGGTAAATAAAAGCATCTCTTTTACCTGTTGATTCGTTATCTCTTACTAATTTAAATATATTATAACTATCTTCAATATCTTTTGTTAAGGTTGCATCTGATATATGTGTTGTATCCGATATAACAAATTCAGTTTTCATATCAGCTAACGATTTTAATGTTAAATATCCAAAATTGTCATATAAACAATACTGACCTCCACCATTATCACTTGTTAAATATAAAGATTCTGAAATTATATCTAATAATTTTTTATTATCTTCTAATAGTTTTGGAATAACAAATTGCGTATCAGCAATTTCGCCAACACGCAATTTAAATTCTTCAGCTATTGATTTTATAATCTCATTTGCTTTCTTATTTACAAATGCGTATGTTGCATTATAAAGCAGATATTTTATTTGGTCATAACAAGTTATTGTAAATGCTTGTTCTTTTACTTTGTTTTCAATTTTGAAAATATAACCATAAAATCTTCCAATACCATCTATATAAAGCTGAATTATATCTCCATTTTCAAATTCAATAGTATTTTTTTGATGAAAAGCATCACCTTTTACACAAGTAAGCGATAATGTTCCACAACTTCCAGTTCTTTTTAAAGTTAAGGTTGCTTTTGAAACTATATTTGTAATATTCCATATTACACCATTCTTTTTGTCTAAACGAATTTCATATTTCAATATAACCTCAACTCCATTCCTGGTTCAAGACCATTTAATAAATCAGCATCTGTTAATCCATTAAGTCTTTTTATATCCCAATATTTAGATTCATTACCAAAGTTTTTTATAGAAATTGAAGTTAGAGTATCGCCTTCTTTTACAATATAAATTTGATTTACTTTTCTTGTGCTTGCACGAGATTTTTGAAGAACATTGTTATCTAAATTTATTTTATCAGCACCAAAGAAACGATATTCTTTTAATTTAAGCTTATATGACCAAGTTCCAACATCTCCACCTTCTTCTGTATGTGAAAAGGATTCAATAGAAACTGGTGAATTTATATCTATTGTACTGCCTATGAAAACTAATCTAATTGGTTTTAGTGTTCCACCATTTTTTTAT